TATTTGGTCATAGTTCTGTCATTTTTAGCGGTGAGACAGAATCCTCTTCAATAGTCAAAAAACTTTTACAAAAACAATTCCTTGGAACGCAGAAGAAATTATTCTTAGAAAGCACCATCAACAAACATGAGTTTGTCGTACCTAACTGGAGACCATTTGACCTTATCTATTGGTTAGCACAAAGATCTATTAGAAAAGCAAAGAAGGGTGGAACATTACAAAATGGATTTGTTTTTTATGAAAACTCTTTAGGATATCACTTTAAGTCTGTAGATAAACTGATTGCTGATGTTGAAGATCAGGCAAATACTAAGCAGACAAATTTTCAATCAGGTACACCCAAGTTGTACAAATATGTACATAGTCCACTGCATCTTGACGATGGTGCTGCTGATGAATTTAAGATCTCAGCAGTTGTGTTTCCTGAAGAGAGAAATTATCTGATGGGTTTACGTCATGGTGCATGGTCTGGTTATAGTATTGGATTTGATCCTGTTACTATTACTGAATCTAAAATGGGACTTAGTACTGATATGTCTGTTGATGCATATCGATATAGTATTAAAGAGTTATGGAAAAAGATGGAGCACCTGAATGGAAAGAGAAATGTAAGTCCTATTAGTCAGATGGACACAGCGGTTCAGGCAATGATCGATTACCCTAAGAGGGTTCGATACACAATGCTTCCTAATCAAACATTTGATCCTAAGTACAAAGACAATCCTCAGAAAAACTATGAGGAACTTGTAGAACTGCAGGCATATCAGTATCTTCGTTTCGAGTCATTCAAGAATATTAAGTTGCAAATTAAGGTTCCTGGTAACTTAGATCTGTATGCTGGATCTGGTATTGAAGTTGTCATTCCTGCTAACTATAATGCAAATACTATTCAGAATGATAAGAAATATAGCGGTAGATACATTATTGCTGGAATTACCCATCAAATTGCTAATAATGTTTTAACGTCAGAACTGATGCTCGTAAAAGATTCAGTGGTATAATAAATAGTACTGTAACGCTTCTATACTAAAAATGGAAAGTATCGAAAAGCATATCGAGAAGGATAAGGAGATCCTTCAAGACCCAACTGTTTCCCCTCAAATGCGTCGTCACATTGAAGGCGAATTGCATGATTTAGAAGAGTATGCAGAGCATCACAAAAAAGAGATCGAAGCAGGCGATCATCACGACCCATCTTATCTTGAATTGTTCTGTGATCAGAACCCCAGTGAGCCCGAATGTCTAGTTTATGACGATTGATAATTATTTGTTAGGTCATTGGTCTAACAGGTTTCAAGCACAATCCTCCCCTCATCAGTATTCTACGGTTGAAATTGAATGGAAACTGACTGAGGGTGGATATCATTCAAAAAACTATTATCGTTCCGATGGTCCAAATAAACCATATCGGGAACGGTATCATAAAAAGGTGCAGATTTCTGACACTGAAATTCGTTTTGAGAACTATGATCTCAACTGGACAAGATCAGAGAACTGTGATATGATATTTACGTTCGATGGTCATGCTTGGCATGGGTCACTAATTGGTGACAAGTGTACTGGCGTCAGAGGTCATCGAGTAGTATCTGAAATTCATCTCTATGGCAACAAACTACATAGTATGGATCAAGGATACAACTCAGAGGGTGAAATGATGTGGGGTTCTGAGAACCTTTACAAGTTCACCCGAATGGGCGAATAGCTCAGCGGTAGAGCTACTCGTTTACACCGAGTCGGTCGGGGGTTCGATCCCCTCTTCGCCCATTTGTCACTTATATTATGGCAAAACCTACTAAAGAAGAGATTATTGATCTCTTGTATGACAACTATTCTGATTATTACACGCTTCCTCACTATGGTTTAGTGCCTGACTGGTACTTGCGATATTGGGAATTGCATAACATGATTTTTGATTATCTCGAAGGAGACTCTAATGAAACTGCGTAATGCGATCCTTTCTGGATTGATGTTTGGTTTGGCACATGGTATTGCAGTGAATGCAGAACCGACTAAGGGATACTATACCATGGATGCTATGGGATGTATGCTTTTGAAAGAATGTACTAATGGAGTAGAGAAAATCTATTCATCTGGTGATCTTCGTGCAGCATTTCCTGATTCTGATTGGGATTATATTGCCGAAGAGTTTGATAGGATTATGGTTGCTTTCAGTCAGATTGGTGTAGATGTACATCTTGCTGATGAAAAGTATTTCCCTGCAGGACATCGTGGTGTCTATCATACTGTTTCCAATCACTTCTACCTCAATAAGTCTTTCATGCATCGTCCGCATGTATTGATGAGTGTAGTTAGACATGAAGGATGGCACGCTGCACAGGATTGTATGGCAGGCACCATCAAAAATAATATGATTGCTATCATCAAACCTGAAGATGAAGTGCCTGAGATCTGGCAAGAGATGGTACGTCGCACATATCCTCCTCATGCACAACCATGGGAGAAGGAAGCAACTTGGGCAGGTAAAACTGAAAACATGACGCAGGAAGCACTCGAATCCTGTGCTCGTGGTACTATGTGGACTGACTATGAACCCACACCTATGACACGCGAATGGTTAGAAGAGAATGGTTATATTCAAGGAAAATGATTATCCGATAGCATCCAAAATTACTTGGGATGATATAATCAAGAAGATGGAGAACGAGTTTGATCTTCAAACTGCTGTTGCCTATATCAATAAAACGACTGCACCAACAGTTATTTTACATAATGAAAATCAACCAAGGACTATCTTTGATGCCGTAAAAGAAATTGAGAAAAAATGGATAACAGATAGTTGTCATGTATATACATCATTTGGTAAATCTGCTTTAACTTTTGGTAGGCACAAAGACAAGATTAATGTTTTACTTGTTGGTGCTATTGGAGAAGTTTCATATAAGTTTGATGATGGTTCGGTATATAGAGTAACACCTGGTGATAGTTTGTATATACCAGCAGGTGTATATCACGACCCAATCGTACACAGTGCTAGAGCAACACTTAGTATCTCTACGCCACAATCCCCCACATTTGAAATATGAGTAACGCGAGAGATCATCTGTTTAAGATCCCATTTAAGCAATATAGTGTTCCTGATTGGGAGCATCATAAAAAATTAATTCTAGATGCTTTACCAAAAGAAGATTACACAGACTTTTTTGCTTTGAAGGGGAAAGGTCTTCCTTCTTATATCAGTACCGTAGGTGATGCAATTGATCCCTGCATGAAAGATTTTTCTCAGACATATCCACCAGGAGTATTTTTATCTTCAATGTGGTATGAAAGATCTCGAAAGTTTGATGCCCATGGACCACATAATCATGGTGCAACAGGTTTCTCTGCTATTTTATATGTAGATTTTGATCAATCTGAGCACGAATCTACTGTGTTTTATTCTCCATTCAATGATCCTATGAACGGGGATGATATGAGTTTTCAACCTGTCGTTAGAGAAGGTGACTTGATTGTATTTCCTGCAATGATCCTTCATGAGGGACCTATGAATATGAGTGAAAAGGAACGAGTAATCGTTTCGTTTAATATTATGGGTGAAGATGTTTTAACAGCATATAACAGTGGTAAACGAGAGGGTGTGCTCTCACAAGCTAAATAATTTGAAATAAATCATAGGTCAATGAGCGGAACTATTGATGGTATTATTAATGAACCTACAGTAAATTTCGTCGGTAAAGACGGATTTTTCTGGTGGGTTGGTGAAGTTGAAGATAATGAAGACCCTATGGAATTGGGTCGGGTAAAAGTTCGTGTTCTTGGATATTACACGAATGTTCGTGGTGGTACTACAGATCAACTCCCTACAGATAATCTTCCTTGGGCAACAGTTCTGCAGCATACATCACAACCAGGTAATGATGCTCAAGGTGAATCTTCTGGACAATTGCAACCTGGTGCAATTGTTATGGGATTTTTCATGGATGGTGAACAGGCGCAAATGCCTATCGTCATCGGTGTTATGCGTGTTAAGAAGTCTGGTGAAACTCAAGAGGAAAAAATCTTTGCCTTTACAGGTGAAAAGATGGAACCTGGTGTTGCTCCCAACGTAGCAACTCAACATCCTATGAATCCTAATTCTAGTATGGCTAGAAGTAAGGAGGAAGGTTATTATAGACCTAAGGCAGAGAATACAGTTCCTTTTCCTAATCAGAAAGATCAAGTAATTGGTTCTGCTGGTGGACCATCAGGTATTGATACTGTTCAAAACGGTAGTTCTTCCAACCCAACTAAACCTAGGCAACCAAAGAAACCTATTCCTGCTGCTAATGGTGTTGCTGGTCCTTGGAAGACTTTAGAGTATGAACTTTCATATCTTATGGAAGATCTTGCAGACACCGCTGGAAATCTTATCAAAGCAGAAAATGGTGATTTCCTTGATATCGTTTCAGGTAAATTAGTTACAGCAAAAGTATTAACAGCAAAACTGCAGAACTTCTTGAGTGCGGTATTTACTCAGGTTGTGTCTGCGATGCGACAAGCTTTGGCAAACCTTGCAGAACAATTAGAACTTGTTAATATTCTTGGTGGTGCAACTGGTGCTCCCTTTATTGTCTTCACAGTAATTCAGCAAGCGGTTGCTACTATTCTGAAATCACTTTGTACGATTGATGCAAACCTTTTGGGTTGGGTTCAAGATCCTGTTGGTTCTGTTCTTGGTATTCTTGAAGGGTTCTTAGATGGTTTGATTGATAAAGCAACTTTTGTCCTGCAAGGTGTTCAGACTGCAATCGATAGAGTTATTTGCCAGGTTCAGGGTATTCTTGACAGTGTTCTTGGTTTGGTTGATACTGTTAAGACTATTGTTGATGGTGTTGGTGCAGCAAAAGACATCATTGATGCATGGCAAGCAGGTAGCGAAATTTTTGAAGCAGGTACTGACCTCATTCAGAAAGGTATTAGCAGCATCAGTGGTTTGATCGCACTCTTCATTAAGTTCATTGGTAGTGGTTGTAATCGTTCTGCTGATGGTGGTGTTGACACTGTTGGTTGGTATCCTTTGTTTGGTGTTACACATTGTACCGAAGAAGAATTAGACCAGATTAATAAGATCCGAGGAGATTCTAGAGGAGAGTGTGGTGGTAACAGCAGACCTGGTGGTTTGTTGGATAATATCTTGAATGAAGCAGATCCATATTTAACATCTGTAAAAACTTTCTTAGATGGTGCATATGAATTGCACGTTGGTACTCCTGGTCGTAGAGCAACAATCAAGAAAAGTGCCAGTGGAAAAACAG